CCCGTCATGCGTCCTGTCCCTGAAGCCCACCTTTTTTGCCATCTCAGTCCTGACAATGGCAGAACTGACGTCAATTGACCCGCGCTGATAGCTTGTCTCGAAATACGAATAAGGCGGCAAGTCTCGCCCACCAGGCCGATTGTGAGAGTGCACCATGTCAAACAGCACCACATCCCCCTCACCCATCGCATAGTTCAAATACTCCACCGCCTTGGGGATGAAGTAATTGTCAGCATTGGTCAGCAGCAAATAGTCGCCCCTTGCCTGGTCAATCCCGATTTGACGCAAAGTGTGGCCATAGTCGTTGCACCTTGATGGCGTGCAGAAAAACTCAATCTGACCAGGCTTGGCATCGGCAAAGTCTTGCATGATGTCCATGAACTCAGCATTCGGCCCGTCATGGATCACCTTCAGCCGCCAATTGCTGGCAGTCTGATTGATCCAGGACTGCACAAAAACGCGCAATTCACCATGGCGCTCAAACGCCACAGCCACCACATCAAGCGTCAAACCAGGCTTTTGCATATTCAGGTCGGTGGGTTTGCAGCCAAGGCAGCGCCTGGTCGTGCAGTTTCTTGGCGTCAAAGCCAATCGTGTGGCTGCCGATGTGGTGCACATAGCTGGCACTCACAAAATGGCTGTACCCCCGCTGGCGCAGATCCAGGCAGTGGACGTCATCCGAGTACCAGTTCAGCGGTGGGAATCCCTCACCAAATGCCTCTTTGTTAATCCACGCCAGTATCGGGCTGACCTCCTCGACCATCTTGATGTGGGCCTCGGAAGGGAACTTGTAGAAGTGCAAACGCTCAGGCGTTTCGGTAATGCGCACGTTTTGGCATGGCCTGGCCGCATCACTCCTTGCCGCCACCCAGCCAGCACGCACACTATGCATCGTGTTGATGATGGCCACATCTTCGAGCAGCACCTTGATGCTGTCAGGCGTGAGCACAATGTCATCGTTGGCCACAATCACCTGGTCGTAGTCTTGCAGCGCCCTCTTGATGATGTAGTTGTAATCATCGCCAAAATTGCTGGGCTGGCCAAAGATCTTGAGAGTCGCGTCATACTTTTCAATGACCGACTCAGGACCGTGCAGATACACAGGATGCTCTGGTGCGTATTGCCGGATGCTCTCCAGCAGCACGCCCAGACCCTTGCCGTGCACAGTCGAAATACAAATAGGGATCATTTCTTCGCCTTGTTTCTCGCAGAGATCGCTGCCGCCTTGGCTTTGGCGTCAGCCTTGCTCGATGCGCCCCAAGCCTTGAGAGACAGCAGCAGCCGTGTTGGCTCGCCACCCTTCATCTCAGGCCCAGGCATATTGCCCATGCGTGCCAAGAAGCTGGCCCGGCGTGGGTTGTCACCAGACTTCACTGGCGCTTTGAGATTCATGCCCTCTGCCTTGGCGCTGGCCCTGCCCTTGGCATTGAGGCCACCGCTTGGGCTTTTGCCCTCCTTGCGCTGCCAGGCTGGCGTCTTCATTTCTTGGCCTTCACGGGCTTGGCCGTTTTAGCCGCTGCCTTAAACGCAGCAGCAGTTGGCGCACCCTTGCTTCCAGGCTTGCGCATCTTCTCCTTGCTGCCTGCCTCAATTCGCTCACGCTTTGCATGAATTGCTGCATATAAACCTTTCATGATTCGTCCTCCTCGTATTCGCCTTCTTCATCCTCACCCTCATCCTCACCAGTGTTGGGGCCGCCAACTACCCATGCCGAACAAGTTCTAGATGCGGAACATTTGAAATCGAAAATTTGGCAATATCCCAGATCTGCCAACTCAATCGTCCCCCAGGGGTCAGCCTCCATGCCAATGCCCTCGGCGATGCACTGCTTGATGCCATCGGACACATTGAATGCCGCGCAGTTTCCGCATAGGCTTTGCTTGGCGTCATCCGTGGAGACATCCCACTGGTCAGCCTTCTTCGCCCAAAACGCTGTGTTTGGCAGCTTCGGGTTTTCAGGGCCGTAGGCCGCGCTGGTGATCGCCTTGGCGCGGTTCTTCAAGTTGAGCGTGATGTCTTGCGTTGGCATGGGGCAGGCTTGGCCTTCCTCCATGTCTTCGTCCATCTCCTCACGGTCCATGACCTGGCTCATGGTGCGCTGCATAGTGGCCATTACTTTTTGCTCCTGTTGGTTGCTGTGCGCTGCCCACGCATGGGCAGCTTGGCTTCACTCATTGCAATGGCGATGGCCTGCTTGGGGTTTTTCACCACCTTGCCAGAGCCACCGCTGTGCAGTTTGCCCTTCTTAAATTCGGACATCACTGTGCCGACCTTCTTTTGCGCTTTGCTCATTGGCATAGATTGCTCCTGTTGATCAATTGGCAGATTATGCGACTCTGGACAGGTTTCGGCGCAGCGGCTGGCTCCACTTGCTGCTGGCCGCTGACCCGTACATCCCCGCAATCGCGTCAGACGCAAACGTCAAGACAAACGCATCGGCCTTGTCAGGGCTTGGTAAGCCGCGCTTCCTGATCTCATCCTTGCCCTCAATCTGAATCTTGCCGTTGCTGGTGAAGCTGTACCGCACCGTGGCCAATTCACTGATCAGCACCTCGTCCTTGGCCAGTTTGCAGTCTCTGGCCTCCAGCCACGCCTTTGCCCTGTACCACAGTTCAGCCTTCAGGTTCCTGTACGTCCCGCCCATGGCTGGGCTTTCAGACACATTGATGCCACGCGCTGGCAGGCCGAGTTCTCTTAGGCGGTCCACCACGCCAGCGCCCAGGCCGATGCTGTCCACCAAAATCTCCTTGGGCTGTTGGCTCGGCGGCAGCACGTTGTACTCAGCCACCACCGCCCCGGTCAGTTGCATCAAATCCAGATTCTTCCAGGTGCGGATGCTCTCGGTCACCACGTTGCCTTGGCGTTTGCACAGCGCCGACCTGTCCGAGCCAAACCTGGCCACATCCAGCCCCCAGATCATTGGCGCCGACAGACTCGCCGCCACATCGCGGTGCAGCGCACTTTCGAGCAAATCCATCGCAATCACCGTATCGTCATCGCCCTTCGGGAACTCCCCGATCACGCGAATCCGATACACGTTGCTGTCCTCACCGTACCGCTGCGCCATCTCCTTGACGTATTCCTCCGACACCCTGGGCGAATCGGTACACGCCACCTGGAAGGTGGTCCACTCACCAGACAGGCGCGTGTGCGTGTCGTAGAAGAATCCTGAAGACCTCACCGGGTTGCCCAGCAGCAGTGTCACCGCATTGTGTCCAGACATCGACCCCGCCGCCGCCTCAAACACCTGCTCCGGCACACCTGACGCCTCATCGGCCACCAGCATCACATACTCAGAGTGAATCCCCTGCAACGCTTCAGGCTGCTCGGCCCTGCTGGTCCTGGCCGAGATAAACATCTCAGTCGGCGCAGCGTTGAACTCAATACGCTCTTGCTTGACAGTCAGCAGCCCCTGGAGTGGCGCTGGCATCGCGTTGATCCAGCGTTTGAGTTCAGCAAACATGGCGTCATACAGTTGGCTGGATGTCGGCGCTGTCACCACCACCTTTACGGGTGATCGCGTCATGAAGTACCACAGCATGGCCCAGCTTGATGCTGTTGACTTTCCAACCCCGTGGCCAGAGCGCACGCTGATCTTCCTGTCCCCACGGGCGATGGCCTGGAGAAACTTGACCTGCCAGGGGTCAGGATCTACCCCCAGCACCTCACGCACAAACAGCACCGGGTCAGGGTGATACCTGTTCACCCACTGCTGAAACACATTTTCTGTTTTTGCCATAGGCGTCAATTATGCCGCCACGGCATACGCTCCAGGCTGCCAATGCGTTCTCGGCTTGTATGTGTTGCCACCCCACTTCGTCCTGTCTTTCGGATGTGGGCAGTCCTCCGGCACTTTCACCGCCACCCAAACCTTGGAAAACTGCCCCCTTTTCCCAAGCTGCCAGCGGTCCACATACACATCAGGCATCGCCCGTAGGGATGTCCGCACGTTGGCAACGTGCATCCCCGTTGCCGCTGCAATCTCCATCGGCGTCAACCCCCATGGATTAGCTCTGAGCAATGCCCTGACTTTTCTTTGGCGTACTGGCGTCATTCTTTTTCCTTGATGGTGGTCCATGCCACTTGAGCGCACTTAGCGCATTGGTAGTGGTACTGACTGCGGTGGGGTGATGGGGTCAGTAGCCAGCGGTGTTTGCAGGTCATGTGTTCCCCCTTGCTCGGATGGCGGCGGCGCAGTCAGCCGTAAACCAGTTTGACCACGGAGTGTCCTCACACACCTTTGCACACGCCTCACGTTCTTTCTCGGCTACCAAAGCGGCAAAACGCTCAAGTCTTGGCAATTCTCCATCTACGCACCACATTTCGCGTGGTCCTCCAGGCCAGCAATGTTGCACCATGATCAAGATTTCATCTTTTGTCATTTGTTTCCCTTGCTCGGATGGCAATGGCACACTCATTTGCATAGCTGCCCTCCCAACCGTGCTTATCGGCTAACTCATCACACACCTTTGCACACGCCTCGCGCTCTGCTACGATCAACTCAAGGATTGCGTCCTGCACATCTTCCGACACGAATCGCCGAGTGCGTTCGTAGATTGCCTGTTCAATGTCTTCGCGGTTCATTCCTGCCCCCTTGCTCGGATGGCGGCGGCCAACTTTTCGGATGCGTTTTGCTCTGCGGAAAAACCATCGTATTCCATCGCACGGTAATCACAAACCTTTGCACACGCCTCACGCTCATCAGCACGGACAAGGGCTTCAAAGGCTTTCAACTTTTCAAGGTAGATTGGCTCACCAGTTACAAAGTCATAAGGCATCTTGACTTCACGGGCCATGTCTATCGTCTTATCCATTGTTCTTACTCCTGAGTTTGGCTTTCGGCTCATGCGTGCAGGCTTCTTCATAATCCAACACATCCTGAATGCGGTAACGGATCAGGCCGCCCAGCTTGAGGTATCGACAGCCCTGCTTAAGTGACCTGTCGCGCTCCAGTGTGGCCTCGCTGATCTTCCAGCGGAACGCAAGCTCTTCCTGTGTCATCAGTTGCTCTGGTGTTGTCATTGCGGCTCCTTGTGAACAACCACAGACGCACCTGTCTCTGGGTCTGTGTAGCTGGTTTCTGGTTCACACCAACAAGGAGAGCCGTCTATCACGTGCTGTCGATGCAAACCGTTCTTCTCCTTGAGTTTGGCTTCGATAGCGCGGGCAAACTCATCAAAGCCACCGCCCTCCTGTGTGTCGTCAAAGGCGATGTCGATATCCTTTTGGGTCAGCCCCACCCATTGCCGCTGTGCTGCGGTTGGGGTGGTGTAGAGGGGAGTCAAGCCATCAGCAGGAATTCCAGTAAAACAATCATCAGGCCATTCGGCTCCAGATTGCCATGCTTCTAAACGCACCCACGCCACAGGCTCCTGCACAGGTGCTGAACGGGCTTTCTTGATGGCGGTGATGGCTTTGCTTTGCAAGCT